GTGCACTTTTTGCCGCGGCCTGTGCAGATTGTGCCGCCTGTGTTGCCTGTGTGGTTGCTTTGGTTGCCTGCTGCTTTGCTCCTACTTGTGCCTGAAAAGCCTGTTGAGCCGCTATAGTTGCCTCTTCTGCCTTACTAAGTACAGTTTGCATATAAGTGTTTACTTCATTTAGCACAGAGACGCATTGAGACCATAGGTCTTTTGCAATTAATGCCCACGAACGGCTGGATTGTGTCTTACCTGTCGAAGACTCTGTATCAGTTTGTCCATCAGGAGAATCCGTTGATATTGCCCAATCTTTAGCTTTGTTCTGTGCATTCACTGCCTGTAAGCTGGCCTGGGCAGCGCTACTTACGGAAGCTTCTCCCGCCTGTTTTAGGGCATTAAGCCTATTTAAATAGGTGTTTCCTGTCTGTGTAATGCCCTGCACCTGTTCTTGTCCTTTTGCTTTCAACTCATTCAAAAGGGACTCTTTATTTGCTGTGATGTAGTGTAGTGTAACTGCATCTGTAGGGTCTTGAGGGTCTAAAAGATTAATAATGCGGTGCATACGTGCATCCCAAGCCTGTGCCGCTTCAGACAAAGCCATACCCCCATCACGTACTTCATCTCTGGTTTCTTCCGCCAAGTGCAGCAGCTGTACTTCTTGTACAGACATATCGACTGCTTTTAGTACAGACGCATCTTTCCAGGCTACCAAGGGCTGTGTAGTGGTCTGCCTTACAATTTCTATCTTCAGGTTAGTAGGAGACGCTAAGATAATTTGTTTATCTGTTACAGTGTATTCTGTCCCCTGTACCAGTTCTTTTCGTGTCTCATTATCTATCAAGCGTACTTTAACAAAAGCCTTGCGAAGATAATCAAACGAAAAAGAATAGACCCGCTGTGTCCCATTGCCCTGGTATGTCACCTGTGTTTTTCTTTCGTCAGCCATAGGGCTCCTTTCTCATACAAAAAAAAATAGAGGGCCATAAAGACCCTCGCATTGCTTCTTTATTAATTTAATATCTGTACAACGATAGACGCAATGCCATAAAAAGCTAAAAAGCCCCGTACAATTACCCATATTTTCTCTTTTAAAGAATAATATTGGAAGAGCTCGCTCTCATTATGGATGGTGTCGTAAATACGGCTACGTATTTTCTGTTCTTCTGGGGATAAGTAATCCCAATTATTATCCCATTCTCCCGTATACCCTTTATGCACTTTTAGCCTCCTGTTAGCTTTTCTAAAAGACCTTTCTGTTTATGTTCCCGTTTTTTCGGAGCCACTTTCTTAGGCCTGGGTTTCTTCAAATTCAGATTATCCTTTATTAGCGAAGACACACCTACCATGGCCCACCAGGAGCCTAACGGCAAAGACCGCATGAGGTTATCAAAATCTCTTGTGTCTCCCTGGTGTGTTGCCAGATTATAAGCACTTATTGTCCCGTATGTGGTTTTGTCTATAACACCTGCAGCAGGTGCCTGCCCAAAAAACTTCCCAGCCTTTCCACCTACTGACATATCCGAATATGGTTTTTTGTAGGTATTATCTACTGTAGTTCTAAAGCCCTGGAAGCCTGTAGTCATTTCCGCTACATCGGTACCTACAGACAGAATAGACATAAAGGATGCTCTTGTCAACCCTGCCAAGGCTAAGCGCTGTGGCGTAAGGTTCCTATCAAAGAAGGCGTCCCGTTTAGCTGTATCATTGGGGTACATAGCGTACCCTCTGGCTACTGTCAAGCCATAGTAGGTCATTGCATTTGTGCCCATGGAGAACATTAATGCCATCCCATCGTCCACTTCATGGGACTGTAAGGCCCTCATCATCTGTCCATTAATAGTTCTGAACGTAAAATCCTTGAACTGGAAGAATAGCTTAGTGAACCAATTAGCATCCTTAAGGTACCCAGTATTTCCTATAGTTTGCTGCTGTATAGACCGCAATGATTGATTTCTAACCAGCTGTCTCCATAATGTAAACGTATCAGGAGACTCCTGCATCCATTTGTCCATTGAAGCTGCTACTTGGTCTTGTGGAACATCCAGGTATTTCTTTATGTCCCGCTTCATGCTAACCGTATCAGACACCCCTGCTGCTTTCAGTTTCTTTGCACTTACAGGGTTCCTAAAGGCACTAAATGTTTTACCATTTGCCCAATCTATAAGGTCTGTAATGGCACTAATACGGGACTCCTGTTCCATAGCATCTGTCAACTTCGTCATCTGGTTCACAGTGGAGGTCAATAAGGACTCTCTATGTGTCCATTTGTAAGCATTATCAGCCACTGTGGACAACAAGGTACGGGAACCGTCATCATTATGTGCCATGGTCTGGCTAAAGGCACGATTAGTCATAGAGGAGCTCATATGCCACGCTTTGGTCGCAATAGACTCTCCCTTTAGATGCTTTTCGGCTGCTTCGGCTATAGACGCCAGTTCTCCATTAGACAGGTGTCGCCAGCCTCTGGCCAGTGTTTTACCAAAGACAGGGATACCAGACAGTAAAGAATGAAAGCCGCTGTAAGCAACCATAGACCCAATCTCACCTGTCTGTGCAAAGGTCATGTTACCACCCACATTTGCATAAGAGTGCTTACGTATCATATTGGACAGCAGGTTCATGTTTTTCATGTCTGCTGTGTTATAATCTCCAACACCCCTTATCATCTGGATGGAACGTCTTAATGCATCTTTCTGTCTCTCTGCACCACCTTTGCCCAAGATATGTTTGCTCTTTTCTAATTCTTGGGCACAGGTATCCAGAAAATCTTTGGTACCACCTTCCCCAAAGGTTGCATGAAGAGCAACATCACCAGACATTCTGTTTATCATCTGTGGCATAATTTTGTCTATATCAAAATTACGCATATCGCGGTCAAAACAGAAGGTAACACCATTACCAATATCCATTTCAGCAGATGTATCCATAGGAAAACGGTGATTAAAGGAGGCCATACTGTCCCTAAAAGTAGACACATCACCATCCATAAATTCCATATCAGACATGTGCCTATCTCGAATACCAAAGGCCCAGTCCTTAGCATTTTCCTCTATCCAGGCATCCACGGCTTCATCGGTTACGTCTGTCTTAACAGGCGGGACGTCTTTAGGCCCATGAGGTTTACTGTTATATTGAAGCCTTGCAATATCAAAGTCTTGTTTGGCTTTGTGCTCCAGCTGCTCTCGAATGACCTTTCTGTTTGCATTGCGCCTTGCATAATCCGTAAGCATTTCCTGGAATTTATCCCAGCCTTTAGCGCCACCATAATAATGTGCTCCTACATAGTCATACATCTTATCCATGTCTACAATACGGTAAAACTCATCATCATTAAAGAGACCATCATGACTAAGATATGCTCCTGTACCTTTTCGTCCACCTAACTTTTCACCTTCCGCTGCCCCAAATTCCATCATGTCTTTGCGAATGGCTTTCATGCGCCTTGCTAAAGACACAATTTCAGCGGGGTATTTAGATAAGGTGTCTGTTTTACCTAAGGCAGCACAGTTTTCATTGAGTAAATTGTAACATTTAACAATGTCCTCATTTACTTTATTGATATACTTATTTCTTAATGCCCCCACATGGCCATACGTTTTCACCGTATACTTGATACGGTCATCCATAAAATCATTATACATAGACAGCCAGCGGTCTTGCATAAACCGTTTAATGTCCTCTGTTGATTGTGTCATACCGAAACGTTCATGGCCCCGCATTTGTGCATCGTGTAAAAGGATATTTGCTGCTTCTCTTAACCGTGGTAAACGGGAAGAAGACAGCTTACCATAAAGAGTGCCTGGAAGCCAGCCTGCCTCTAACCATTCCCCTGGAGAAAAATGAAGACCCAGAAAATCAAGGTACCAGTGTTTATTTTCTTTAGACACAGCCCCTTTAGTATCCATAAAGGTCTCATGAACAGGGGTTAGCATGTTGTCTTTGGAATAGTGAATATCCATAACTACATTAGACCCGTCAGCCAGCGGTGTAACTACTTGTTTATTATTAATTTCATTCTGAACACCTCGGATTATCAGGTCTTTTAACTCTTCATCCGTTGCTTCTTTATTAGTAATATTCTTTTTAAGACGTTGCCAAACCTTCTCCTTCTTATTAAAAGAATGTTCTACCCAATAGGCTAATGCCTCTTCAGGGTTATCGGCCTGTTTAGCGGCTATTTGCCATGTGGGGTCTTTTGACGTTTGCATCTTCTGTTGTACGGTATTCAGCAGTTGCTTATAAGAACTTTCAGGCATTATATGCTGTAAACCCTGATGTACACCAACCTCGTGTGCCACTAAGCCCTTAATGTTCTTAGGTGTCACCTTATCGGATAATAGAACAGACACACCTGATGTCTTATCAGTAAAAGCTACTGCTTTCTTGTCTAAAGAGATGCCATTGTAGGCAGCCAACTTCTCTGCATGCTCTCTGGACACAATAAAGAGCTTATTAGCATCCATGAGCTCCTGGGCTTCTTTGCTGCTATCTGCCAACCGCCTCTGATTTACTTTGGACAGGTAGTCTACTACTTGCCCTTTATGTGACATAGGGGAGACATAATCCTCTGCCTGTGCCACTATGGTTCTTTTAGTTTGCTCTATGGTGTCTTCAAGGGCATTAATCTTCTTACCACGGACACCTGCTTTACGCAAACGCCCTGCAAGGCCTATAGCGCCCCCAATGGCCCCACCAAGGAAAGCAGCAGAAGCATAGTCTGGTTCCCAGCCTCCATAGTTCTTTGCTGCCCAACGGTTTGTTGTAGCCACAGCAGAGCCTAAAGCAACTTTCGTGCCACACTGAATGGCAAAATTATCCATACCTGTAATAGCCGAAGACACCCGCATTTGTTTCTTTAAAAGTGAAATCTTTTTAGTTAAAGCAGCTACCTTACCAGCTTTTGCCAGTAAGGCTGTACCACCAGAGACACCCGCAGCTACAATAGTTACAGGGTCAAATAAAGCCCCCACCACAGAGCCCAATGTAGATAGTCCATATTCCATCTGGGAAACACGTGCCCTCCTCTGCATGTCCTCTTGCTTCATGTAGAGGAGCTCTTGTAAGGCTTCTGCACTGGATGCATGTGTTAAGACATATTCCTGTGCTGCTAACGCTCCCGCTATCTTGTTACCTTGTGTATCTGTATCGGGCAGTTCTCTTTTAACCATTTCTACTTCTTCTTGAGATGGGTTATATGTATCCAGAAAATGGGACACTCCTGATGCATTTATGTTTGCCCAAAGGTTTCTTAAAACAGCCCATGCACCATCATCGACTGCATTATCAATAAATTTATCTTTTGTTTCTTCCCATGTTCTTTCAAAGTAAGACGGATGGCGGTTGTCTTCAGGAATAGGTGCGGGTGTCTCTCCCCAAGGCCCTATTGGGTGCGCTTCTTCAAACACCTGGAAATCAGGAGATACACCTAAAGCACTGGTCAACCCTGAAGCGTATTCTTCTACAGACGCCCCATAGTAACCGCCATTCTTTAATGCTTGTGCATAAGATATAGGGTCTGTTGCATCTGCAATACCATTCTCGACATAATTTGCCAGATAAGCACCCGCAAATCTTGCCCCCTCTTCTCTGGAAGAAAAAGGCCTATACCAGAGGTCTCCATCGGGTTGTCTCCAGTCATCCCCCATATCTTCAGTGGTTGTAAAGCCCCCTAAATTGTTTCCTGTTCGGAAGAGTTCAGACGTAAAGCCACCTGTCTCGTGGTACCATTGTGCCCATATCAGATTAGGGTCAAGATATCTACCTGTCTTATTTTGAAATTCCTGTGCAGCTATCTCCGCCAAATCCATATAGGGTTTCATATCACCTGGCACTTAGACACCTCCTTATCAATCTATAATTCCCTTAAACCTATCTAAAATATCATCAGTGATACTATCATTATCATCTGACGCATCATCTGTATTTGTTTCACTATCTATAATAGCTGTCCCTGTTTCATTACCGCTGGCTAATTCATCAGACATAATATTGGACTGTTCTGTAAATTGTGCTTTGGTATAGGCAGCTACAGGTTGTGCCCAATTTGTAGACCGTAAGACCAACGTATGGTCCCAGCGGCTGTATTCAAAGTACAAATTGTCTTCTTCGACACCCCATGCAGCATTATTGATAGCTGTCTTATGTCTTAGCCAGTTCATGGTGGCAGCACCTGCATCCAGCTTGTCATCTGCCGAAATGTCCGAAAAGAACGCTTTAGGTAAAATATGTCCCTTATAGGTCATAAATACTCTTGATACTGTATCATTGACCTGCTGGGTTGCTGTGTCTTCATCCATGCCACACGCACGGGCATAAAGGAACAAATTGTGTGCTAAAGGCTGCACTAAGGGGTCATCAAGGTACGCCCTGTCTGCCTTAACGCTCTCATTGTCTTCTGTAGAATAATCTAAGGTTTCCACAGCATTGTTATTGGCCATATTAATATAGTCATCTTCAAATAGCTGCCTCTGTACCTTATCCGCCAGCTTTTCTGCCCCATTAATGAACATAGACAAAGGCTGTTCTACATTCATTGGGTCTGGGTTCATATCCATTAACATCTGTAATGTTTGAATTTTCGCTGTGTCTTCATCACCAAAGATAGACATAAATCGTGGTGTGTCTGCTGCCAACATATGAAGCCCTGTTGTTATTCCCCCAAAGCTCTTTGAAAAGGCATCATTTAAGGCAGATGCAGATGGGTGTATCAACGCTTCGTGCACCTGGTTCTTTATGCCTTCTGCAAGGGCACCATGAGGTGCAAAATCTAAGACAGCCATCATTTGTCGTGCTTTTACAGCAGGGTCTGCGGAAGACTGCATAAGTTCCGTATAGACCTCTTCGGCCGCCCTATTCTGGTCATCTTTTGAGACTGTCTTTGTAACAATATTTCCTGCCTCATCATACTGCTGTACAGTCAGATTATTACCAAGAGCCGCCCTGCCGCCAGACAACAAGGTATAAATAGCCTTTTTAGCTGTTCGGACGCCTATGTCTGCATTCACCTGTTTTGCGTGGTTCCTTGCTTCTTTTTCCAATAAGCGTGCTTTTATTTCAGGAGCGGCGTCTATGGCCTTGCGAAGATAAGGCTCAAGTGTAAGATAACCCTGGGGGCTGTCTTTTTGCAGCTTTTCTGCATAAGCTTGAAGACCTGCTGTATCCCCCGCTGCCTTTAATTTATCAATTTCAGATGTCTTATCAATAGACCACTTATTCATCTTATTAAAAGAAGACTGCCCCGCCATAACTAAATAGTCTTGTAAGTCAATCTTATCTTTTACTTTGACATCAGCCAATGTTTCTGGGTCTCTATACAGGGTTGCTTCCCCCAGTGCCTGTATCTTATCAGGAGACCCCACATCACGGGCGGCCTGTTTCAGTAAGCCTTCTGCCATTTTAATAGACTCGGATGGTTGATAACCATTAAGAGCCATAGCTAAAAACTTCTGGGTAGCTGCTGCTGTAGCATCTTCATTAGACATTCCCAAAGACATTTGATGGGTTAAATCCCCTAATGCCACCTGAAAGCCGCCATCACGCTCCGCTTTGTAATTAGCTGAACGCTGGGCACCCTGCAAGCTGATGCTTTGTACCAGACCCTTTTCATAGCTTTCATAAAAGCCTTCATCAAGGCTATCCATATTAACTTCAAAGGGCAACTTATCTTTCATATCCTGATAATAAGATTGCTTAAAGGAATAATAGCGCTCTGCTTCTTCCATTGCTGTGGGGAGCTCTCCCTGCTCTTCCCGTAGCTTTGCATATTCCTGGTCAGCTATCATTGCCATATGCTTTCCACGCATCTTATCAATATATGCTACCGCATACGGGTTGTCTGCCAGTTGATACTGGCCATACTGTGCCAAAAGCTGTGCAGAGGTGGCTGTTGCCCATGATTTTGGGTCGGTAGCCCCTAAAAGTGCTTCAACCTTATTGGCGTCTAATTGTTTCTGTTTGTCCCTTTCTGATATATAAGACTCTACAGCGTCCCCAAAGATACCCAAGGAATGAGCCAAACGGTTACCTGGCATAGCCTGGGCATCTATATAACGGGAGGAAGACTGCAATGGATTTAAACGTGATACATAAGTAGCTACAGGCTGCTTAGTGAATTGCCTTTGTGTTCCAATAGCGTTTGCTATGTTTGTTGGCATCTTAGACCCCCTCCCTTAATCTGTTCATAGTTCTAAAACGTGAATTGGAATACTTTGATTCCCACGCAAAGTTATAATCATTTTGTCTCTTTGTCTTCAATTTATAACCTGTATAATCACCCCAGCCCCTATCGTTACCTAATGCGTTCCTTGTGATTTCAATTGGAGACACATTGATATTCCTACGATAATTGTTTATGGCTGTAGCATCTTTCTTTGCTGCATACCCCTTTAAGCCTGTGGCAGCTAAAGACATTAAATCACCTATCTTATCGGGCTTAGCCTGTGCATAGGTATTAGCAATGTATTCTTTGGTAGACAAAGCGGTGGTCTCTTTGTTCAGGTCAATCTCATTGCTCTTGCGGCTATAGTTATCCTGAATAGACCCAACGGCTCTGGCTGTGTCTGCTTCACCAGCCCTAATTAGACGGTCAGCTGTCCTTCCACCCCCAGCCATGCCTTCTGCAATAGCCGCCTGGACAGAAGAATTTAACTGCATTTGATTAATACGGGTTTTTATAATGTCATTAACAGCCGCTTCATAAGAGTCTCGCCTTTCCTGTTCATAGTTTTGAAAAGCATAGTTCATTTCCTGCACAGCACCTGTCATCTTCATATTTGCGGCCTGCGCGGCTGCTTTATTCCTTTGTCGTATGCCCCAGGCTTGTAAGGCCATCTGTCCTGCGACTGCCCATGTGCACATCTGTGTCTTTCACCTTCTCTTCTCGTGTAATTGTAAATGTACCCCAATTGCCCTTTAAGCGCCTCCAACGGGCTCCTAAGTAATTCAAATAGACCACATGCATATGATTACATAGCCACACCTCATTTGTAATTACTCTGTAGTGCTGTAAAAGAACCTCTTTAAAACCTTTAGACCACCTGATAAATTCTATTTTATGCTTCTCCACATTGGTAGTAAGCAATAACCATACTTTTGCTGTGTCTTCATTCAGCGGTTCTATTCCACCAATACCCAATAAAGAGTCATCAGGCAGTGTAACAGCCATAATGCCCTTTAAGTGACATAAAGTAACATAAAGATGTGTCCTATCATAAATTCCCGTAGCATGAAAAACTTCTTTAGCATCTGCTTTTCGAATATGTTGTGCAAAATAATGCAGCTGTTCTTTTGTTGCTGGCATAATAGTTATCATATACTGTGTGTCCTTTTCTGATAATTTCCAGACCACGTCCATTCCATTAAGGAAACAGGTGTGGGTGCTCTGGAGCTAATTGAAATGATACAATTTGAATTGACAGACATAATCGGAAATATCATTGCGCCTGTCTCTAACGGAATGATGCCCAATTTATTTGCGGCCTGCCCTAAGACACGCCCTGTATGATAATATTTATTGTCTGCTCTATTGTCTTTATGGGACACCTTAACCTCAAATACCCCTGTCTCTTCAAAGTTTATCTTTGCATTGGTCAGCTGGAGGCGTCCTTCATCATCAGCCACAACCCCTGCGTCTGTTTTACGTTTGACGTAAATAGTAGAAAAATCAATTTTAAAAGTGTAAACCTGTCCTATTGTCACCTTTTGTCCCACATAGTTCCCATGAAGGTAACATTTATCTGCCTTTACGTCTTCTGCGGAAAACTCAAAATAGTGCTTATCGGGGGTTACTACGCCATAGTAAGTACCATCAGGCACAGCATGGTTATAAGAAGCCCCAAGATGCAAAATAGTCTGATGATTAATGTCATCATAGTTTGCTGCTGGAATGGGGGCAGTAATTGCCTTTCTGTCCAAAAAGACCCTATAAGGTTCATCTTCATAATCCTTTGTATTGTAAGTAAATACTACCTTCTCCATAAATAATCGATTGTCTCTGTTTAATAAAAGGTACAGTTCAGACCCAATAAAGCCCCCACCTAAAACAGCGGCCTTATCAAATTCCCAATAAGACCAAGAAGACTGTAATCGTTCATCGTCTGCAAAGAGGAATTTATATACATATAATTTTGAGGTGTCCCCCACAGACGGCAGTAATACAATATTTTCATTACCACAAGAATAAATATCATAAATACCATTCTTTAATAATGATGGGACATGTGATGTAATGTCCTGTGCGTCTTTAGTCCCACGGGTGTCATCCATCGTATAATATTCTCGTATGCTGGAGTATAGTGCTCTTTTTACAATAAAGTAAATGCGTCTCCCCACTGTTTTTGGGGCAACCGCCACATCACATGCAAAGGATGTGGTATGTGGCACGGAAGCATTTTGTGGAGATAAGACGCCATCTACAGACAAAATGAATTGTGAGTTTTGTGAGAACAACACCAGGTCTGTTGAAAAGGGTACTGCATGGTACAAAATGGACACCTGGTTATCAGACACCGCTAAATCAATGGGGTCTGTATCCTGTACTTCTACTGCTGATGCCCCCCAAAAGTCAAAAAAGGAGGCAGAACGTGACAAGATAACATTTTCTCCAGATAAGACACCAAGCCTGTTTCTAAATAAAAAGATATCGTTAATATTGTTGTTTACAAAAGAGGGATAGGGGTTTGAGTCATCATCACCTGCTTTTCGCTCATCCCATGAAACCTCTTTAATGGTAAAGGATCCATCTGCGTTTCTGACCAGTGTATGTGGCATCGTTGAATTATTAAAGCCTGCAAGTATGCCAGGTCTTGCACATTCTTTCCATACATTATCGGTTGCGTCATATGATACATAATAATCATCTGCATCAGAGCCACTGTTCCCAATAACCTTTACCGTATATCCCTGTACAGCTGTCACTGGTAAATTTGTAAACTTCTGTACTGAATGAAAAATAGCAAATAGGGCATTACCATTAAAACCATCATCACATGAACAAGAGTTTATGTGTATATCTTCTTTTCTCATGTAAAATGCAGAGTTTACCAACTGTGTCTGCCAGCCTTTTTCTCGTGCCTTTTCTGCTAAACGGTCTCGAATAAAATTGGTATCTATCTTCTTTGCATCCTCTGCATTATCCCCATTAGGTGTTGTAAAAGACGCAACATCTTCTCCATTAATAAAAATGGTATAAGTGCGCCCATATTGCCCCGATTTAACATTTATGAGACAAGCATGGTCATCCCACGTTGAGGATACCTTTTTGTCACTCATTGTCACTTTAAAGTTCCGATTAACAATAAATGTGTAATCCGCAATAGTAACCAGCCGCAACTGTGTACGGGGTTTAGACACCGTCAGATACTGCTGTGCGTTCCCCTCATACTTGACTGTCTTCTTGTGACCCTGAAGGTCATAAATAGACACCCCTGTACCATCAAATATCATCATATACCGCTCATCTTCATCACGGTTTGCAATGTGTACCAGGGGCTCTGGGTTAGCAAAAGGGATACCTAAGTCAGCAATATAGCATGTAGGTGGTCTTTTCTGTAGCCCCGAAGCTTCAGTAGAAAAACCATTTACCTGTGTCTCTAATTGTTCGGGGAGACGCAATAATGCTGGCTGCTGTGAAATACCTGCTACCAGGTTCTTTACTGTCTGTGATATTCTGCTCATCTTACCTCCCCTGTAACTGCTGGACATAGGTCATTCTGTTTGCATTGTAGGTACCTATCTGCATCTCATACTCCTGTAAAGCAACCCAGGCTTCCTGTTCTGCTTCCCCTAAAGAATTGTCTAAGCTGTCATCTCCTAATGTCTCATTTTGAAACTTTCGGGACGCTTTAGCTACAATATAGTGTGCAATAGGGTCAAGTAGGTTCTCTATATCAATATAAAGGACAACCGTTGTTTCTATAGGCTGTTCAAATATATCTGTCTGATTGTCCACATCAAAAACATACCCATCCCGCTGCACATATTTAGTTCCGTCTGTCCCTACCAAGAATAAAATATTATCAGACCACCTGATTCTATTTGTATAGACATCAGGATTAAAAAGATAAGATGTCCATGTATTCCAGGCCCACCCCTTTGACTGCACATAACGGCTTGTCTTGTGTAAGATACGCAAGGCATTTGCTACATCCACGTTTTCAATTACTTCCAATGTGTTCACAGGGGGTTCCCCAATGACACCTAACATTTCATTTACAGCATCTAATTCTGTCATCTATTGCTCCTTTTCTTTTAAATATGGCAGGCCAGGTAGGACTCGAACCCACATCTTATGGTTTTGGAGACCACCATTTTTACATTAAACTACTGGCCTATAATGGAGGGATTTAAGGCTCCCTCCTGTTACCTGTGTCTTACTTCGTTGCGCCCATGAAGACCGCTTCAGGACGAAGACCACCATGACCCATAGCATAGGATGCTACAAGCATGTCTGCCTGGTATTCAGCACGGCGTGCCTTTTCCAATGCAAGGTCTTTCAATTTAACGGTGCCCACTGCGGAACGATGCATGGCAATGTAAACCGCCTTAGCTGCATAAGCTGCGGGGAATACATGGCCATCTCCCTGGAGTACACCATCATTCTTTGCTGCCCCACCAGCCGTAAGGTGCGGGGTTTCAATGATGTCAAAACCAGCCACACGGAGGACATTTCCTTCCGTAATGGTTGCTACTGCCCCATAGTCACGATTAATGGCCACAAGGGACGCAACAAGGGCATTTACGCCCACAGGGGTCATAAACACATAGCGATCAGATGCAGGAACATAGTTCTGGGACATCTTCGCTTTGACGTTCAGAAGAGAAGACACCAGTTCCTTACCAAAGGCTTCTGTGATGTCTGCTGCTGTGGTCAGCTGCATAATCTCCCCTTTACCCAGACCAGTGATGTTCTCCTTGTTGGCTACCACCATCTTAGCGGCTTCTGCAAGGACAGCCCCATCTGCGGCCATCGCCAGGGCTTCACCCATCTGTCTGGAGTATTCGCTGCGGACATCATAGTGCTTCAAGGCTTCATCAATGTCCGTAATCATCTGGGATGTGGTCAAAAGGCCATCAATCAGAATGTTCTTTTCAGCCCCAGGAATGTTCTTACGGATATCATCCAAAGATTTACCAGGTTTCAGGTAGTCAGCGGATGCCCGCCCAAACACAGGGAACTGTGCGGATTTACCGCTGGAAATAGTTCTCAAAATATGTCTCCCGTTAGTTACGGAAGCTCTCTCAAAAGCTGTAATCGTTTCTCCTGCAAATACCTTCAGGAACATTTCAAGGGAGTCTGTCCCTCCCTGGGCTTTACCAGGTTCTGCTACAGTTACGTTCGGCAATTAAATATTCTCCTTTACAATAAAAAAGAGGAGCAATATGCTCCTAAATCAAAATAAAATATAGTATTAGCCAATGAAGTTTGAATGCATGGTCTTGCGCTGTACTTCTTCTGTGTAGGCTTTATCTCTGGTATAGCGGGGGTCTCTCATTGCTTTTACCATCTCTGCTTTCGATGCATAGCCCTCCTGCGCCTTTCCAGAATTACCACCACCCAGAACAGTACGGTTCGCTGTACCATACTTCTGCTCCATCTGTGCCTTATACCCTTCAAACATGACGGACAGCTGTGTCACATCTCCCGCATCAATCGCATGATTAAATGCATTAATCTGTGCATCAGACAATCCGCCTACATAGGCCACAATGCGGTCATATTCATCTTCACCGCCTGCGGCTTCAAAGACAGCATCCCTATATGCCGTTACCGTTGCTTCCAGACCAGCAATGTAAGCATCCACAACACTCTTCGGATATCCAGCTTTCTCCAGGGCTTTATAGCTGTCTTCAGACAATTCACCATTGTCTTCATACTCTTTAGACATCCCATCAAAATCAACCCCTTTAGCAGCCAGGTCTTTAATGACATCTTCTTCTGCCTGTTTCTGGTCTGTAATGCGCTGCTCAACTGTTTTCTCTTTCGGGTCCTTTTTGTCACCTTTTGGAGACTTTTTGGTATCCTCTTTGTCAGCTTCTTTTTTCGTTTCTTTTTTGTTGCCTTCATCATCCGCTGTTTCTTTAACGGAGACATTCTTTGTATCTGATGTCTTAATTTCTACATCTTCGTGTCCTTTAAGGGCATCTTCTGCGCCCCCTGTGACCGCATTAGGGCCATAAAGAGACCCATTGCCACTATCCGCCACCTGGACGGTGTTATCATTATCCATTTTTAACCTCCTTGTTGCTGTCCGTTATTCATTCCCCCCTGTGCCATCTGTGGGGCTGCTCTTGTAGCCATCTCGGCCATCTGCTGTTGTTGTAGTTCCTGCTGCATTTCTTCTTCAGTCTTGACTAAACCAGACACATCCAAACCAAGTGCATTTGCTTCCATAAGGGTCATTTCATTCCACTTAATGGCCTTTGCCTGTTCGGGGTTCTGGGCAATCAGCTGCATAAATGTTGTCAGCTTATTTAAATCATGTCCACGTCCAAGGGCTTCTAACCCTGTAGTAATTGTGGGTTCTACCAGGTCTTCTGGTAAATCAGGCATCTGTCCTGTTGCAGCCAGCTGTGCCAACATGCGCCTTACCAGTGGCAGCTGGAGCTCTTGAGACAAAATAGAATAGACACCACCAAGGGTATCTTCCAGTTCGGATGCCACATAGCGGATTTCTTCAGCAGTAACACGCTCCCCATTCCGCTGCACGGCACTGTTAAGCATAAAGGCATAAGACAGCCGTGACTCAATATTCTGAATGGTAGCATTAACTACCTGCAAGTCCGCATACTTCTCCAGCTGCAAAGCGTGAATGTCTTCTTTTCTACCTGGTACAAATTCACCACTCTGTGCCTTCGCCAGTTTATATGGTCTTGTAATCCCATTAGGGTTTACCAAGAACAAGACATTAGCCGCAATGGCTGCTGTTTCCACAATGGCCTTAGAAAGCCCTTCAAGAGACTTCAAGTCCCCTAAATACTCTTCCACGAAAGACCGTCCATAAGACTCCCCATCTACCTTTACCATGCGCAAGGGTATCCAAGGGGTCTTTAATAGTGGAAAAGACTGGTCTGAACCAGGGACTGTCTGCCCGTCTACTTCCTGATAAGACAAAAATTTATCATCTTCACGGTAAACATGTGTGTAAACCTCAATGATATCTTCTGGCTTCTTTGTCTGCCCCTTTCCGTCCACCAAGGACTGAATGTCATCTGGGAGGGCGGCATAGGCTATCTTATCTAAAGTAACAAGCTGAATAACATTCCCTAAGGCATCACGCTGTACCACATAAGAATTGAGCTTATACAGCTTCATTCCTTCTTCTTTTGGTGGAAGGAACAAAAGGTCATTCCCCGTAACAATAAGTACCTTTATGGCTTCAGCAAGGGTCACCCTGTACTGATGTGTCTCTCCATAGTCCGCCAGCTGGTGCTCCTTTTGCATTAGTACCTGTTCTACCCGTGTCTTTAATTCAGGCTTTGCTTCCAGGTCTTTTTGTGCTTCCTGGCCTGGAGACAGCCTAAAAAAGGGGGCATTAGGAGGAAACAAGGCTAACATCAATTTAGATGCTAAATTGTTTACCCCCCGTGCCCCTACAGACTGGTATGGTGTGTCAAACGTTGTAGACGCCCCCGCTCCCGTTTTTGGGAACAAGGAAGGTATCGTATACTTTGCACACTCTTCTGCCCTGGTTACATATGGAGACCTTTCAGACACTAAGCGCTCATAAAGAGCTTTTGCTGTTTCTGTCCGTTGTGTCTCTGCCATTAGATATTCAGTCCTGTCCCTGTAGTACCACCAGAAGCATTGGCGCCTGCATTAATCATCAGGCCTTTCTTGCCCTTTGCTTTTCTTTTCTTTTTATCGGCCGCTGTGTCAATGTTGACATCTGTCTGACCGCTTTCCTGTGCTGCGGGTGCGGCTGCCTGTGCTGGCTGTTCTACATTAATATCTGGCTGTTTCTGTCTGCCAAATAAACCACCAGTAACGCCACCAACAACCTTACCTACCCCCCGTACAGCGTGCTTTACTAATTTTCCAATTGCTTTACCTACGCTACCCATTAAGTCTCCTTTCTGCTTTATAAAATCCAGTCCGTACCATAATTCCCACGGGTGTCATTATCGTCTTCATCTCTATCAATCTTTAATTCCTGCACCCCCCGTATTTTCTTCTTATAATCCTGACTACCACCAAAGATAGGGGAGTCGGGGTCTTTTGTCTGTGTATACGGGAGAATGTCTCTTCCTGCCGTGTTAATCTTTGGCATACTTACTTTAGACCATAAGCACATTAGTCCTCCTCTTCTTTTTCAAAAGCTACAGACCGTAAATGCTCTTTTACAGCCACAACGCCCTGCAAGTATCCTATCTGCCGTTCGGCATCCATAGTAAGAGGAAACCCAGACAATAAACCTTCGGTATTAAAGACACCATCCAGATACTCTATCAGCTGTGGGGAAACATAGGGGGTTTTCAATTCCTCATTAATTGTCATCTTTTACTCCCTTTTAAAATCTTCACAAAGGAGGGGTACTCTAAAGTAAACCCCTGCTTCTTCATATAAAGGTTCCTTGCCATCTGGGGGTCTTCAGGGAGGGCAGCTGCTGTCTCTAACAGTGGTATATGGTTTAACTTTGCTGTCTCTTCCATCCACTTTGCAGCTACACGCCCAAAGCCATGAAAATTGGGGCTGACACAAAGGACAAAAAGCTCTCTAAAAACTTCTTGCTCCATCCACCAAGGGTTCTCGATGGTATACCCCACATACCCCACAACGTCTCCCTTATATAGGAAGGCTGCCAGACACCGCATTACTGCCATAACCCTCATAGCTTCTTCAGCGCTCTTTTCAGAATAAAACTGTGCACAGTATTTATTTTTCATTGCACATTCTGTAAAAGCATGCAGTGCCTGATAAATATATGTGGTGTCTTTTGGTTTCACCATGTAGACCGTTAGTTCGGGTTCCACAACGTAACCTTGTACTTGCATACGTCATACTCCTCCTCTTTATTCAGAATATGTGCCACCCGTGCTTGCTGGAGCGCTTCTCCTTCAGACAACCCCGCCTTTTTAAATTGGTCAACAACTGTTTTCCAACCTACTCCATATTTTTCTAAGACTTTATCTGCTGTCTTTGGTCCTATACCAGGACACCCCTTATAGTTATCGGCAGCATCTCCTATCATGACCTGTGCTAAGAAATTCTTATAAGCCTGCTCTTCTGAAATCTCACACCACTCATCATGCAGAAAATCAAAAAAGAGTCCAGGGATTGTCTTAAAATCTTTATCGCCCGAAATGTGTACTTCATGCCCCTTATGCTTATCAGCAAGGAGCCCCACGCAATCATCCGCTTCCAGGGTCGGATAAGAGACACAATCATATCTGTCTTCTACCCACTGGCGTACTGCCCCATAACAAACAGGCTTTAGCTTCCCAGCACGGTTCCCTTTGTAGGTACTCAAGACTTCTTTTCGGAAATTCTGCTTTGAGTCGGAAAAACACATAATTAGACCATATTCACCCTCATAGTCCATATGGTTTAACACTTTGTCCACAATAAGGGACACCCTGTCCTCAAATTGGACTTCTGCGTCCGATGCGTTAGCATGAAGTGTCCATAGGTCTCCACCCCAGTTGACAGGTGTCTCTACGCTGGAAGCGCTTTCAAAAACAAGCATGTCTGCATCAAAAATTAATGTAAGCGTAAAGAGCCACCCCCTCCGCCATAAGACATCAGAGATAAGCCCTTTTCTGTTACTGTCCAATAATTACAAGCCGTGTTTTCAATGACAGAAGAGATTAGCCCCCGTGATGCTGCCTCGGCAATAAAAAAGGCATTCTCCCTGGCAAAATCACTCTGCAATGCTGGAGAACGCATATGAACCTCTTTTAAAAACTGTATTAGTTCTGACATTTTGTTACCTTGTCTTTTATTTTTGCAATTCTATCCCGATAGCGCTTCTCCAAAAATAGCTGCTTGCACGCATCATTAAACAAATCATGCATCTCCGTCTCTGAAACACCCAGTGTGAAAAGTCCTTTTAAAGCACCCCCCAGTCTTGCTATGTACACATCTACATCGGGTGCTGTCTCATCTACAGGCAGTGGTGCACATGGGATGCTATTATCAACTACCCCTTCTTCTTCTACAGGTTCCAGAAATACTGGCTTACACCACCATCCATGGTCTTCTTTACAGTGTCCGTCACACGTATGTAAAGCAAGATGACTTACATCAAACTCCACCGCAACCCAGCCATCTGGTGCTTTATACATACAGGTACCTACATGACCTATTACACACTTAATACTTCCCCTATAACGTACCTTTTGTCCCACTTTAACATCTTCAAAGTTCATCTTAATGACACTCCTCCCAGTTATGACCTATAATGCCTTCTGTGTCCAGCTGACACCTAAAATTAAAAAACGCCTGCGTATCTCTCATCGCAAGCTGTGCTTCCTGTACAACTATCTCTGCTATTTGTCTGGTTCGGCAGGCCACCTGCTGCTCATCATGTATCCAAGCCATTAGTGCAAAGTCACCTTCCCAACCGTGTTTTAATCCTCTGTCCAGCAGCCGCTCTTCTGTCCGTACTATCCAATACTTACAGACCAGTGCCCCTGCACTTTGGAGCAGAAGATTTAAAGCAGAATGAATAGACCGTACATGTAATAGTCGGCCATCTAAGCCTTTTAGATAATGACGCTTCCATCTGGTAATCTTGCCGTGATAGGTCTCTTTAACTAAGACACCCTCAATAGCTTTTCTAAGGTTCTTAATGGCGGGTGTAGCTGCCAAAAACTTCTTTTTCAAACGCTTACCTTCTGTAGCATCACCACCAACAATCTTGCCAATCTTAGCATCCCCAGCCCCATACAAATAGGCATAAATAAATGTTTTCGCCGTATCTCTCTTTTCAAGACCCGCTGCTTTCTGGTTCGCCGTATGAATATCCCCATGGACAACTTCATAAGCATACTTACCCTCATCATAGGGGTATAAAAAATGGGAAAGACACCGTAGCTCTAAACCACATGCGTCTATCCCTGCCTGTATCCACCCCTTTGGTACACCAAATAGCGCCCTGCATTCTTTGCCATAAGGAGCACCATTATGTGGCACCTGGGCAACATTGGGAGACGAATGTGTCGCTCTGCCTGTTACTGCCCCATTAGGATTAACACGCCCATGAATGCGCCCATCAGCTTTCACATGAGACAACCATGCCTGACTGCCGTCTGCTAACTGTCCTAAACGCTTTGAAATCATCAGCTGTTCTTCTAATAAAGGAGCAAGCACCTGTACTTCTTTAGGAGCTTTTTTGTCACCTTTTAGATACTTAAAGGTCTGCTCATCCATCTTAAGGCGCCCATCTTCCGCATAGAGTTCCACATTGTCTGGTAAATACCCATAATGTTTGCAAATAATAAATTCAATCTGCTGTCTGCTGTTTGGGTTAAACTCTTTATAACGCTGAATAGGGACACCCTTCACATACCCCAGGGTCTTATTGTCTCTTTTAGGAATAAAGACCTTATCAGGAATAGGGGGTACCATCTTTCGTATTTCCTCGTCCAGTGCTGCTGCTCTGGCACGTAAGACACCTTCCAGTTTTATAGCTCCCTGTACATCAAAGGGGAAACCATTACGCTCCTGCTGTGCCATAAGCCACGCTATTTTGTGCTCAAGCTCTATAGCTGTCTGTGAATATTGCTGTTCCAGCAGCTTATCATAAAGACACTCTGTGACAACAACATCCTGTTCGTTGTAGTCCAGCATCTCTTCATTAAAGACAGCCCAAGCATCCTCTGTGTCTTCCGCATAGGTACCTTTTAGGACACCTAAACGGTAACCCCAAGCAGCCAGCTTATGAGACCCAATCAATGTTCCTGGTAACTTACCCGCCCGATATCGGCCATAATCAGACTCACCAATATTGGAATATATCAAGCGTGCCATTACCAAGGTGTCTACAATATTCTTTCGCTGGGCCCTATCAATAGAGAACCATGGATAAAGCTTCTGAATAGCTGGAATATCAAAATTTATGATGTTATGTCCACATATTCCTTCTCCAGCCCGAATGGCATTGTGCAACCTTTTAAGGCCCCTTTCCACAGCATCTGGCCCATAACGCACAATATTTTTATGTCCATCCGAGATGCATAGACAATGGATAACTGTCATATCCTCTAAAAGTCCGTTGCTCTCAATATCAAATAAAAGCATTGTCAATCAAAAAGGACTACCATCCTCTTCTGCCTCCTCTCTTTCTTCTACTGATAGGGGTTCGGTTTCTTCCAAGTGGTCTGTAGTCTTGTTATAAAAGAGATAACCCGCAATCCCTGTCTCTCCTGTCCAGCGGTTTTTTAAGACACGAATACGAACCCTATTTCTTTGTTCCCCATCTGCCTGCTGATTTCTCTCTAAGCCAATGACTGTATCGGACAGCTGTGCAATAGCTCCAGACCCCCGCAACTGCGAAAGGGAGGTTGCTGCCCCCTCTTCGTGAGACATGCCATCAATACGCTTTAGATGTGAAATTACAATCAGACCTACTCCCGTCTCTTCGGCTAAAGAGCGTAACTGTGTCATCAAGATGTCAATAAGCTTCCGCTCATTGTCCCCTTCTAAACCAGACACAGCAATAGAAATATGGTCAAGGATAATAAAATCGCATTGTTCCCCTACGGCCATATAGCGTATCTTGCTTAACAGGTTATCACCATCTAAAGAACCAAAATGCTCATATAGAATAAAGTGTCCCGTCCCTAATGTCTTATCAAAGGCCTGCTTGTACTCTTCTTCAGAGACACCCTGCCTATTCATATATAACCGCTTAGATGCTGCAATAGACATCAAACCACGGGCAGTACGCTTCACATTCTCTTCAAGCATCAATAAGCCTACTTTAAGGCCCTTTGTGACACCCAAATCGTAAGCAACTTGTCTCACGAATGTTGTCTTGCCTACACCTGTCCCCGCTGTTAATACAGTTAATTCACCTTTTCTCAAACCACAGGTCATCTTATTCAGCGGGGTGTCCCAAGGAAACATAAAGCCCGACTCTGTATCTTCCTGCTTGCTTACTTCTTCCCACAGGTCAGCACCATTCACAATGCCGTCTGGGGTGTACTTTTTGGCATTCCAGATAGCTTTGATAACCTCTTGTCCCCTGCCAGCCAAAAGGCACTCATTAGGGTCTTTAAGAGGCAGTGTGGCTACATAAAGTTTATTAGGTTGCAATAAGCCCTCAACATCCTTTACGGCCTTTCGCCCTGGCTCATCCATATCAAACATGACAATAACCTGTTCAAAGGAATTAAGCCAATCCATGTTCTCTTTAAAGACACGCTTAGCAGAGGAGACGCCATTAGGAATAGATACAACGGGATACTTATTACCATTCAGCTGTGACACAGTAAGGCAATCAATCTCACCTTCTGTCACTACCAGCTTCTTTCCCCCGCCCCCTGGCCATAAATGCTGTCCAAAGAAACGGTTACTTATCTTCCCCAGCGTAGTAAATTTCTTATCTGGATACCTTACCTTCTGCCCTACACAGACACCATTATCATTAAAATAACAAGCTATCTGAACGGGTTGTCCATTATGCAATCCTGCTTTATACGAATATAACCTGCATGTCTTTTCGGTAATTCCCCGCTTTTTTAATGAAACAGTCGGCCAGTCTTCTATGTCATACAGAGCACCCTTTTCTTTAGGTTGTGTTTCATGGTGTGTTGCATGACACGAATAACAATAAGTGTGCCCATCATCATAGATGGCTAAAGCATCATGACTCCCACAATCGGGACAAGGAAGATGTGCTTTAATGATTTCACCGATTTTTCTCACCCCTCCATAGCTAAAAGAGACCCATCAGTAAATGTGGGATAAGACTGTGTCACCCCCTGATAGGTCTTTTTTAGTTTTGCTACTATTGCCTTGAAAGCTTTTGTTTGAGCAGCTGTCATCTTCCCCCTAACTGTTGGAATTAAGAGTGCAATGCCAGTCGCTTTTTTCTTAAACTGAATACCCGCCACCTCATCAGCAGCATGGTCTTCTTCTACACTACCATTCCTGTGAATAATAAAGTGGTAGCCCGTATCAAACCGTGCATTTCTTTTCATTTCACAGAACAACTCTTGTAAGGGCTTATCTTCTACATCCCTTTTATCAATTATCAGACAGTCTGTCTGTTCTCGTTTTAAATATTTTACGTATTTACCCATTTTATTTACTTTTTATTTTTCATGATGAGGCCTCCTGTATCTTTTTTATCTTCTTTCCACCACTCTTCTGGAATCCATTTTGTAGCATATTTGAACCCATGTTTCTTACACCAGTCAGCATAAGACGTGGGGCTGCCCTTGTATATTTTTGTTCCAGCTGATGAAAAGACAAACCGAATATCCAAATTCGGATGCTGCTGCTTGATTAAAATATGCTTCTTGCGGTCTTCTACATCAAAGATGCCTTTAGTTTCCACTATGACACCATTAGGCAGCACAAAGTCGGGTGTGTAATGGTGCACCTGCTCTGGAATGCTATAATCTATCGTATATTTTTCATACTCTACTTTAATTTTAGCATCCTGTAGCTGCAAGGCCACGTTGTCTTCTAACCCTGACCTGTACCCTCTATTTATATGATTAGACCATCCACCTCTTCGTGAAAAACGTCTCACCTTTTAAAAATCCCCTTCAACCAATTCTGCGTTATCTTCATTCTCGTCTGCGGACACAGTGTTTTCCTCACAGACATAACCATCTTCTTCACCAAAACCATAGGACTTAGCAGAGCCCCCCTGGCCATATTCGATAAGGTTAAGCACCTGGACGGCATTCAGACGCAAAGAGACGCCATTGACCGCATTAGAGACGTGGAATGGTATCAATGTTGCTGCAACCTTTACAGTAGAGCCATTCCCAATATTGTCCCCCTTAATCGGGTTTCCTGCGGCATCAAAGACACCAATAGTTCTCGGCAGTTCTTCTCCTGAACGGGTCTTAATTGTAGACGGTACCTTAAATTTAAAGACAATATCGCCATCTTTGTCTGTTTTAAAGCCCATGAAGGGTTCTTTAGACCACTTACGGCCTGGTTTCAACTTCATTTCTGATTTTGCTTTTTCCAGTTCCGCTTCAATCTGACCCATCAATTCATCGGTGTCTTCTTTATTCAGCTTCAGCTGGATGCTGTAACCCAATTCCTTTCCTTCATATGTTTCAGGTTCTCTTAAATGTGCATAAAAAGCTTCTCCAGCTTTAGTAACAATTTTTGTATATTCTGTCTTTGCCATAATATTAATCTTCATCCTCCATAACTTCTTCATTGTTAAATGTATCCACAACGGACATATTAAAAACAGGGTCTTTTATAAGACCCAATTTAGCAATTACTTGCCCCTTTTTCAGGTGACAGGCATCTGCCCCGCTGTTTCTTAGCAGTAGACACACCTCACCCATGTACGTTTCGTCAATTATTTTTATACTGTTAGCCAAATTAATTCCATGCTGCCCTAAATAAGACGTGGTGTGAATTTCACCATGGTATCCAGCAGGTATCTGAACAGCAATGCCTGTATGTACTTCACATATATCCTGACTAAAGATAACCACATCCTCATCAATGGTAAGTGGCAGCCATCCTGTCTGTTTATTTTTATGTTCAGGGATAACAGCCCCTTCATACAGTTTCTTTATTTTTAGTGTTGGTAACATCCTCTACTTCCTTTACTACAAAATATATCCCGTTCCTAACTAATCCCTGTCCGTTTGAAAGACTAAAAGAGCTTAGTATCTGCACGTCCTTCCCCTTTTCATTAATAAAGTACACGGGGTCTTCTGGGTTAATATAACCCCCTAAATCAATCACACGGTCAAGTAGTTCTTTTAGGTTCATACGGTCACACTCCCATTCCTTGTAATTTCATTGAGCCACTTTTTGTACCTTAAAATCTTCTTATCGGTGTCTTCAACATCTTCTTTACGCCCCCTGCGCATCTGGTACTTGATAAGACACCCTCGTAAATAACCAATAAATTCCTCTTTTGTCAGACAAGCATGCATAACCATAATTGGCTGTACAGACATGCTGGCATAGTAATCAGGATTATAGGCATCTACCTTACTCATTCCTCTTCCTCCTCTGTCTCCTTTATTACTCTGCTTTCACAGACGGTCACTAAGCCTTTAAACGTACCTTCTCGTACATAAACAAGACAATTCTTGCCAGTGCTGAACGCAAAGACACCCTTAAAAATGGTGCCATCTGGTCTGGTCACTATCACCCTATCGTTTGCCTTTAATGTCACGTACTCCCTCCTTTCTCGTTTGGAAATAATAAAAGGATTAGCTTTTCAGAAAGCTTATCACCCTGTGCCCATATGCTCTCTTCCATGCCATCTACAATGTCTGAAGTGGTCTGTGCATGACTTACATGGTTCAGTAAGTCATCAAAAAGGTCATCCTCCATGACCTCAATAAGGGCACGTATGTCCTCTGCTGTATACTTAGTCATTTATAAGAACCCCCTCCTGTTAAGAAACTCTTCAATGTTAAAGGGCTTCGTATTCAAAACACAAATCTCCTTAAATAAATGATAATCTTGTATCGGACATGCCTTTTCATCTACTATCCAGCATACGGTATCCTTTTTCTTTATTGGTTTTTCTGTACAGGCCAATAGGAGCCCCCTGTTCGTCCGTATTAAATAACTATAACCAAAGTTATATAGGCGTAATAAAAGGTCATGTTTAATATTAAAAATTGTGGTCATTTTTCATGTTACCTTTTCCTTCCCAAACTTTTTCTTATAAGCTCTTCTACCCTCAAACAGTAATGTAATAAGCTTATCTTCCAGTTCTTCCATGCAGTCCTGAATGGCTTCCATCATGTTGGCACTAAGCTCAATGGGTGTCTCACATTTATCCTCATAGTAATTCAAGTCATCGGCTAAAGCGTCCTCATAGAGCCCTATAAGCTCCTGGATTTCTTCTGGGGTACATTTAGTCATGGTCTTGTTCCTCCCCCTCTTCGTCATCATTAAAGAGCTCACAACATTGATAACCAACGGTCTCGTCTGTATTAGACCATGATGTAGCCCCATCACAATAAACTCTAAAAGGAAAATTAGTGCTGGATGTCTCATAATGTGAAAAATATCTTTTATTTTTTACTGTGCCTTCCCCATCCCATACAAGCACTTTTGTGTCTTTTGGTACCTTTGTCCAATCAATAATGCCTAATTCTTTTGCAATACTCAATGGGCTATCATCAGCCCACTTTATGTCTTTAAAACATAAAAAGCTATAGAGCAATACACAAGAAGAAATATAGTTTGTATCACTCCACATATTCTGCATATTCTGCTGCTTTGCTGGGCGCTGCTTATATGCATAAAGAAAAGTATTTTCATCTCTTGCAAGATACCTATAGCCCGCATCATAAAGTTGCTGCAAAATGTACTGCCTTGCTTCTTTGTCACTTATCATTTTTATCTACCTCCGTATGAAAAAAAAAATAGAAGAAAAAGGGGTTCTTTCTTCTAATAAGTGCGACAATCAAAATTTTGGGTGGGTGTGTGTGCACAACATGCTGTGTTTTGTTTTTTAAGACACAAAGCACCTGCTACATTTATGTATCATATAGGTTACATATAGGTAACTAATTGTTAAACATATAAGTTATACATTTAGTTAAACAATAATAATAAACACTTAGTGAAACATTTAGTATCCTTATTGTTACATTATGTACCTTTATGTTCCATTATGTTTTTCTTTTTCTTCTCTCTAATAAGTGC